TACAAAATTCTTCTGCGCTTTCAAATCCGTATCCACCTACAGAAAAAGTTGAACTGATTACTTTTTTTTCTACAATATTACTAATCAAACCATTAATATCAAATTCAATATAACTTTTTGTTCTTGCATTGATGTCATCCATATCATTCAAGTCAAAAAATGCAATTTGATTATTTTCATCAATTATATTGGATTCATAATATCCATCAGAATCTTTAATGAATATAAACCCTTCAATTCCTGCAATTTGAATTGCCTGATAAACAGTTTCTGATTGTGATGCTGTTTGTTCACTTAAAAATAAAATTTTAACTTTATCTTTAAGACCAAGTTCTTCCAATTCTAAAAAAAATCCATCAAAAAAATTGTATTGTTTTTCATGCTCAGACAGACAAACATAATAGATATTATCAAAAAATTCAAGATTTAATCCGAGAATGGATTCAATTCCCATAAATCTATTTGTCATTGGATGAGTTAACATCCACTTAGGTCTCATGTTAGGAAATCTGCTAGATTTTCCTGCCATTGGAATTATTAAATTTTTCATATAATTTTGTTGATTTTATTATTGTATCTAGTATAACTCTTTGATTATCATTAGTCAAGTATGGTTCTATTCTCAGAGAATTCATTACATCAAGAATCTCAAATCCTTTTGTATCAATATACTTTTTATATCTTTGATTTAACTTTTCCCAAATATGTTTATAAATTTTAATAATCCTCAAAGTCTCTTCATTCTGAACTTTAAGACTCCACAAGTAATACAAATCTTGTTTTAATTTTACAATATCACAAAAGAAACTGTCAATATAAGAATCTAAAAAATCAATAAAAAATAATCTATTTTTATGGAAAATAATATTATTGAATGTTAAATCACCATGGCAAAAAGTTTTGGGTACAATTATTTGATTACTATCCACATATGTTTTTAAATATTTCAAATAGTCTGAGTATTTTGTTTTATTTTGTAATGAATCTATTTTTTTAATTACTTTATTTCTAATATTATATTCTCTTATATTATTAGAAAAATAATCAAAGTAATCAAACAAAGTTTGAATAACAAATTTAATTCCACAAATATTTACTGTTGAAAAATATTCATAGGAAGATAGACCTGGTATATATTCCATGTCAAATGAATACAATTGATTTACTGATGTTCCCAAAACTTTTGGAGTATCTATATTCTTAAGAATAAATTTAGAAAATAAAATTTGCTTGTCTGCTTGCTTTATTAATCTTTGATTATAATGAGCAGAAGAAGAATATTTTCTCAATATTCCATCATCAACAATTTCCAACTTACATCCAGATAATCCATTGTGAATCATTTGCAATTTTCATAATAAGTTTTTTTGGTAAACCACAGATAAGTTTTTTCCAATCCAGATGTCAAAGTGTGTTTTGGTTTCCAACCAATTTCAGATATCTTTGAATAATCTAAAGGACGATTAGGAGTTCCATTTGGACGAGAAGTATCCCAATTAATCTTACCATCATATGCAACAACTGCTGCAATTTTTTCTGCAAGTTCTTTAATACTTATATTATACCCAGAACCAACATTTACAAGTTCTGCATTTTCAAAACGTTGCATTGCAAATAAACAAGCATCCGCAAGATCATCTGAATAAAGGAACTCTCTCATAGGAGTGCCATCTCCCCAAAAAGTTACATCCTTTCCATTTGAATTATTGAATTTAGTCATCATTGCAGGAATAACATGTCCATTTTCTGGATGAAAATTATCGCCAGGTCCATAAAGATTGGATGGCATCAAAGATACACCTTTGAATCCGTACTGTTTATTGTACGCCTGCAACATTTTGATGCCAGAAATCTTGGCAATTGCATATGCGTCATTAGTTGGTTCAAGATATCCAGTAAGAAGAGATTCCTCTTTAACTGGGACTTCGGCAAACTTAGGATAAATGCAAACAGATCCAAGAAATAAAAACTTTTCTACACCAGATTTATACGAACTATTAATCAAATTAGTTTGAATTTGTATGTTCTCGTAGATAAAATCTCCAGAGAATGTGTCATTTGCATAGATACCCCCAACACGGGCAGCTGCATCAAAGACATACTCTGGTTTTTCATTTGCAAAGAAATCAAAAACATCACTCTGATTTAAAAGATCCAACTCTTGGCGAGTTTTGGTGATAATATTCGTATATCCATTTTCTTTTAAATTTCTTACGATAGCAGAACCAACAAGTCCTCTGTGACCTGCAACGAATATTTTAGAATCTTTTTTCATAATATTAAGGAATTACAATTTCAGCATTAGGAAGTGGGAACAATAATTTTTTGCCTTTAAACTTTGGACTGTTAATAAAGAAATTTTTAAAGTGCCAAGGAAGAATTACAAATACGTCATACTCATCAATAACAGCATTTTCATCTTTAATGGGAATCCAAGTTCCTGGAGTAAATGATCCATCTTTATCTGGATTAACCTCGCCAACTACTTCAATATCACCATCAGTAACTCCCCAAGTTTGAAGTGTTACATTTCCTTTTGTACTAGCTCCAAGAGCAGCAATTTTCAAACCACTCTTTTTACAATCAACAATCAATTTCCAAAACTTAATTCTACATTCTTCAATACGGAAAGAAAAATCATCCCAAGGTTCAGTAGTATTCAGTTTAAGATCCATTTCTTCTTGAAGAAGATCATTTAGCATTTGAGTTGCTTCTTCATATTTGCTGTCTTTATTTGCAACTACGAGCGAAATACTTCCACCATTTACATCATTAAATTCAAAATCAATAATCTTCAATCCTGCATGATCCATAATATACTTAAGTTGCCTCATCCCATAATAGGAAAGGTGCTCGTGGCATACTGTATCAAAAGAATTTACGCGAAGCATTTCGGGCATATAACTTTGCTCAAGAACCCAAATACCCTCATTAGGATCAAGAATAGCATTCACTTCTTTGGCAAACTGACAAGGATCTTCCAAGTCATAGAACATTGAAAATGAAGTTACTAATTTTGCTTTCTGTTCTCCAAAATATTTTCTAAATGTTTTTTCAGTAAAGAAATTGTCAATATAATCTACATGATCTTTGAAATATTTTGAAAACTTTTTAGAAGTTGGATCAATACTAACAAGTTTTAATTCTGGAGGAAAGAAACTTAAAAATGTTCCATCATTTCCTGCAATATCAATTACAAGATCTCTTTTTTGCAAATCAAGAAAATTCTTAATCCTTTCAGATTTTTCCTGAAGGTGCTTTACCATACTTGCATTTAAACCAGAGCGATACCCATATTCTTCGCCATACATTGTTGGAAGATCGAAGGTATGTTCTAGTTGAACGTGGCCACATCCACCTGTAGTTTCATCACACTTAACAAGTTTTAATGGACCACGATACATATCAGGATCCACAGATTTTGGAAATATTCCCGATAGATATTGGTCGCCAAGATCTAAAACTGTAACGTAATGTTCGTTACCGCAAACTCTACATTTTTCTATTTTATGAAACATAGCATTAATCATTGATACACATATCCTCAACTAATTGTTTAAATGAAATCTTAGGTTCCCAACCCAATTTTTCTTTTGCCTTAGAGGCATCACCTAATAAAGATTCAACTTCAGCAGGTCGAAAATATTTAGGATTGACTTGGATGACTGTTTTTTTAGTATTCAAATCATATCCAATCTCATTCACCCCTTCACCCATCCATGCAATCCTCATACCAAAATGAGGTGCTGCTTCATCAACAAAATCTTTTACAGAATACTGAACACCAGTAGCAATTACATAATCATCGGGTTCATCCTGCTGGAGCATTAACCACATTGCTTCTACAAAATCTTTGGCATGTCCCCAATCCCTTTTGGCATTCAAGTTACCAAGATAAAGGCAATCTTGAAGTCCAGCAGAAATTTTAGAAAGTGCCTGAGTAATCTTACGAGTCACAAATGTCTCACCACGACGCGGAGATTCGTGATTGAAAAGAATCCCAGTACAGGCATACATTCCATATGACTCACGATAGTTCTTTGTGATCCAGTATCCATAGAGTTTCGCTACACCATAAGGAGAGCGTGGGTAGAAGGGCGTAGTCTCCTTCTGTGGGGTTTCCTGAACTAACCCATAGAGTTCGCTTGTAGATGCCTGGTAGATCCGCACACAGTCTTCCATACCCAGGAGACGCACTGCCTCAAGGATACGAAGAGTTCCCAGAGCATCGACATCAGCAGTGTATTCAGGCATCTCAAAGGATACCTTAACATGGCTTTGAGCACCAAGATTGTAAATTTCATTTGGTTGAACCAATTGAATAACTCTCACTATATTAGTCGCGTCTGTTAAGTCCCCATAATGTAACTTAACATTTTGATATATGTGATCAATTCGGTCAGTATTAATAGATGAAGATCTGCGAATAATACCATGAACTTCATAACCTTTTTCTAAAAGAAGTTCGGCAAGATAGGAACCATCTTGACCTGTAATACCAGTAATAAGTGCAACTTTCATAGACAAAATACTTTTTACCATTATACCAAAAAAGGAGAGTTTATGCAACTCTCCCGTTAGGTCTTTCAGGCTCGCCACTTGCTTTTTGAATAGAAGCAAGAAACTATGCGGGAGAGAGTCCCATCCGCACCACTTGCTCTTGAAAAAAGCAAGAAAACAATAGGGTCATAATTGACTCCACCAGTACTTTTAAAGTCTATCCGTGACTGAGGGGGGTTCCCGACCAGTGCTGTTTACGTCCATCCGTGACGATTACTCCCAATATTCAATGTCATTGGTATCAACATAACAAGGAACAAGATCAGGATCTAACCATTTCGCGTATTCAATATCTTCCATTGCAGTAGTACATTGCATAGAATTATCAAACAAATAAATGTCATTCCAATATTTTGTATAGTAGTTTTGCTTCTGTAGACGATAATCGGGCATACCGTTGAGTTCGATAATACCTTTCTCAACGAAACGATAACCTTCTCGTTCAAGAATAACTTTTGTCATGCTACTTCCACACTTTCGAGATCTTGAGCAATACATTCAATCAGAATGTCATAATTATCAAGAGCGTCTTCGGAGAAGACTACTCCTTCATTTTGATAATAGCGGCGAACTTTTTTGAAAAGTTTCGGATTCTTTACATCAAGATAAAAGTCGCCATTGGCAGCACCACGAAGAGTGGTGATATCTTTCTTGAACTTATCAGTGAGAGTCATTGTTTTGAATGTTGACTTAGTAATTATAGTGGAAATGGAATTGAAAGTCAAGAGAGACAGTTGGTTAACTGTCTCATGCCCCTTGCGTGGATCGAACACGCCTATGTCGTCTTATGAGGACGCTCCTATCACCAGATGGGTAAAAGGGCATTCGCTATTCGCGAATAGCGAATAGAAGTACGAGTGCCTGGATTCGAACCAGGTCAAAGCCGCTAATCTGGCGGAAAGGCGTTATAAGTGCCCTCTGACTACCAAGTCTCACTCGCAAGAACATTATTGTGCTTCGTTGTTTTCCTCTGTGTGTATGCGTATGAGTTCATCATCCGCAGGTATCATTACAGCAGTATATGTTCCGTTTGTAATTCCTATATGTTCACCACTTTCTACTCTATCAATCATTTCATCAAATCGTTCTTGAAACTCTTCCACCGTGTAGATTTCCATAATTAGTGATATTTATTGTAAGTCCGAGATGCAGGATTCGAACCTGCGACCCCTTCAGCCCAAGTGAAGTGCGCTACCAAACTGCGCTAATCCCGGATGTTCTTATGTATTATACCAGTCCTACTTCACCTTGTCAATCACGGTAAGCAAACCGTGAGCATAAAAGAAAAGTAGGACTGAACCAATACTCGCACTTATAATTGTAGCAGTTTTATTGTGATTGTCAATTGCTTTTGCAACTGATTGATCGATCATTGCCTGGACTTCTTCTTTATCCATTTTTGCCATGGGCAGTTTGTATTTAATGTAACGGAAAGAACAGGAATCGAACCTGCGAAGTTTTTACACCCAGCCGCTTTCAAGGCGGTGTCCTCGACCAACCGGACTCTTTCCATAAAAGTCCTCAACGGACTTCGAAATCTAATCGTCTTACTTTACGTTGACGCCTTGACTCTTGATAAGCAAGGTCTTCGCTTGTAAGAACACCCGACTTTTCTTTAATATGTAAAGAGTTTAGCATAACAACCTTTGATAAATCAACTGCTGAAATCTTATCTCCACGAATAGTTGCCATGTTTGAACAACCACATGCGATTGTTTTCGTTAGATGTCCTTCCAGCTCCCTATTGCAGGAGCGGCACCTGATTCTTAAGTTTTCCATTTGTCACTATAAGTTAAATTTTATTCAGTAAATGAGCGTAACATCCAAACAAACTTACCATGAGTTTCTATCAAAGTCTGAACTAAGTTTGATGTTGCATATTGTTTTTGACTATCTGCTTCTTCCGATATTGTATTAAGCATTTCAATCAATTTCTTATTACTATCCAGCAAGTCAGAAATCATTCCATCAGCATCAATAGAACTTGCTGCTTCTTTAATTTCAGAAACCTCTATAATTCTTGTAAGAGTGCTGACTGGTTTCATACCTAAGTATCTCATATGTTCAGTGAGAGTGTCAATCTCTTCAAACATTGTATTGTACTGTTCACCAAAGAGTGTGTGAAGTTGTTGAAAATCAGAACCCACAACATTCCAATGGTAAATCCAGGTTTTTTGGAAGAGAACAAAAAGAGATGCCTGAGCATCACTCAATTGTTTAAACAACTTTTCCATTATACTATACTTTTCAAATATTTATAATGGGAGCAGAGGGATTCGAACCCCCGACATTCTGCGTGTAAAGCAGACGCTGCTACCGCTGAGCTATGCTCCCGTATTTAGGATGACCGCCGTTTTTATATCTTCCACCTTTACTCTTATTTGGAGGTTGAGTTTTAAGAGAGTGGCAATTAGGACAGAGAACCTGCAAATTGTTTGGGGAATGATTAAATGGGTCATCGTCAATATGATCGATTTCTAATGGGACCTTGCCAGTGTGTATATTTGTTCCTGACCAACCACATTTAGAACATTTATTTTGTGTTTCCTTCAAAAGATGATTTCTTACATATTGTGATAAATTGTAAGATAAACCACCAGAAATTAAACCTTGTTTCCATTCAGTTATGTACTGATTTCTTGTATGTTCTTGCTGACATTTATTATTACAATACTTACCTCTTTTATGGTAAGGATTGTATGTGAATATAGTCGAACAATTTAAACAAGTTGCGGTTTGTTTCATTAGTTTAGTAGAACACTTTATTATTTATAACGTATTCTACTAACTCCCCCACCTGGACTCGAACCAGGAACCCCAAAGTTAACAGCTTCGTGCTCTGCCAATTGAGCTATAGAGGAATGGTCCTCTGTCTGGGAATCGAACCCAGTTTCCCAGTGCGTTGTCCGCCTGTCCTTACCAATAGACTACCAGAGGGAATGGTAGTCTCTTTCTAGGTTATCTACCTAGCGAGTGCCACCAAGAGCGAAATAGGAGATTCGAACTCCTGACGTTCTGCTTGGAAGGCAGACATTCTACCGCTGAATTAATTTCGCAATGAGACAATTATAAGAGATAAACTCCAAATTGTCAACAGGCACGGCTGGACTCGAACCAGCAATCAACATCTTAGAAGGATGATGCATTATCCATTATGCTACGTGCCCATATAACTTGAAGGCAGGTGCGGTATCTCCATTTCTGGTGCCCATGCTCCTTTTACTTTCCTTGCCTTCAACAGGTTTATTCTATCACTCCTTAGGGCAGTCGTCAACCCAAGGAGCACACAATCTCATTTCACCACCAAGAACAGATTGAGCATAAGACCCGTCTGGTGGTTTCTCCGAGTATCGTGGTGAAGGTATTTTAACCTTTCCATCGTCTCCCGTCAAGCGTTCATACTCTGCGATTGCTGCATCAACATCACGCTTGATTCTTCGGTCAAGTTTCTCCGAATCTTTAAGTATAAACTCGTTCAGAATAGTTTGAGGAAAGTATCTTCTCTGAACTTCATCAAATAAATCCCAAATACTATCTTGCTTAATACCACTACATTGTGAGAGCACTGCAATCATAGAACTCAATACAATTCCTATGATTGCATATTGCTTTATATCTGGTTTTTGTTTGCCAAATTTAAACATAAGAAAGGGGAGCAATAGCACTCCCCTTATATATCAGACTTCTACTTGAATCAGTCGGTTAGCATAATCATGGGCATATGAGGTTCGGGCGCCATGAATACCCCAACCAATCCAACTGTATGCATCGTTCATATAGGAATAAATTGAGCGACCACCTTTTTTCATACGGTCTTCAATTCTCTTCCATTGAACTTCGTTTGTGAGATAACGAAGTTGCGTATGAAGTCCTGATGGAGAACCACCATACTTCTTAGCAAAATCACCCAATCCATGATAACGATTAGCAGATGTCCATTGAATCAAACCATAACCGCCGTAGCAGTTGTAGTATGACGTTTTACTACCACCTTCACAAACATTAGATTGGAACGTTGATTCCTGTTTAATGTTGCCTAGAATAGTAGCAAGGGCGTTTTTATCTCTAATTCCAATGTCCTGAAAATAATCCAGGGATACATTTTCATTTTCATTACACCCTTTACAAATTAACCTTTTATCTTTTGGCTTTTCGGGAGCAACCTCTTTGGTCGCTGTCTTGGTCTCAAACTCCCTGATAATTGAAAATGGTGGTGGTCCACTCACAGGAGGGGGAGGAAATAAACCAGGCAGTGTTGCCGAACTGGTTGTAACCGATACCAAGAGAGGCAAGGTTACTGTAAAGAAATTTTGCATTAAGTTTAATAGAATTCGACATCCGTATAGAAGAGGGGTACACCCAACTCTCGAAGGGCATCTTCCACGGCTCTAAGTTTCAATCACTTTCTCATTACAAGAAAACCCACTTTTTGTGTGGGTTTGAGAATATTATAGGTGATTATTTAGGTTTTGTCAAGAATTGGTTTACCGAACATCAAGTTCTTGATCTCCCCATTCATTAGTCTCAATACAAAGATAATCAATTTCATCTTTACCATCAAGATCCAACCACTCCTCAAATTCTGCTACAAGAGCAATAGCAGTATCATAATCATCAGTGTCCTTGATTTTTTGAATCACCCAATCACGAACTTGAACGACAGGTTCAATCGTTGTTTCCATAGTAATCTTTTCGGAAGTATCTGTTGAGGATGTTGCTATTATAGAACGCTGGGGTTCCGCTGTCAAGAGCTTCCGTGAGAACTCCGTTAGTAAAGAGTTGTCTCGTTTCTTCGAAATTAGTTTTGCCTTTTGTTTTATGTAATGACAAGATAGTTCTACCAAAACTTTCCTTACCATATTTTTCAACGTCCCCTTTAAGTTCCGGACAAGACCCATAATAATTCTTCCAATCTGATTCTGATTTTACCTTTCTACTTTTACCCTTTGGGGTTCTAAAAGACCAAAAGTACTTCCTACCAATATATCTACGCCCAGTCGTATCACAGTCAATAAGATAAACAAAACCAAAATAATCCAAAATATCATCAGACTCAAATGGTTTTTCATTATAATACCATGGATTAGTATAACTGCAATTCATTCACATAGTCAATCGCTTTATTAAGATATTTATGTGCTAGTTGCTTTTCTTGCCAGGATATTTTTTCATTTTCAAGTTGATACTTCAATCCATTAAGTCTTGCTTTTAATTCAAATATATCTGTAATGTGTACCATAAAAAAAAGAGGAGTGTTACCTCCTCTATCTATCAAAGTTTGAAGCCACTAAATGTGTCTTTTTTCACGTCCTGTTTTATCCCACCTACTACATATGATTCCACCTCTGTTTCCTGGGGAGCCACCTGGAGACCTTTGGAGGAAATCCAGTGCTGAGTCCAAGGAAGCGGGTTGTTGTTTGCTTTAATATCGTATTGGGGTTTAAGTCCTATTGCCTTGAGTCTTCGGTTTGCAATCCATTCAACATATTGCTGAAGAAGTTTATCATTAAGTCCGATCATGCTCCCATCTTTGAACAGATAATCTGCCCATTTCTTTTCTTCATTTACTGCACGATCAAACATTGCATAAACCCATTCTTCTTCTTCCTTTGCAATCTGCTGCATTTCAGGATCATCACCTTCTCTCCACTTATTCAGAATGTTCTGAGTAAGTGCTAGGTGCTGATTTTCGTCTCGTGCGATGAGACTAATGATTTTAGCGGATCCTTCCATAAGCTTAAGTTCACCAAAGGCGAAACTACAAGCAAAACTAACGTAGAACCGAATACCTTCAAGAATGTTAACGTTTGCAACTGCTCTATAGAGTTTTCGTTTGACATTGTTGATCGTTTCTTTTGCGTATGAGACACCTTCAAGATTGTGTAACCATGCATCGGATACACCATACTGTTGTGCTGATTGAATAAAGTCATCATAAGACTCTGTAACGCTCTTAGCACGTTCCAGAATACGCTCATCGTGAATGATAGTATCAAATACCTCAGAAGGGTCTGAATAGATGTTTTTAATGATGTAGGTATAGGATCGACTATGAATCATCTCCATAAAACCCCATACCTCCATACATGCTTCCAATTCAGGAAGAGAACAGTATGGAAGAAATGCCATTCCAGGCCCACGTCCCTGAACAGAATCAAGCATAATCTGATACTTCAAGTTAGAAGTATAGATGTGCTTTTGTTCTGGACGAAGTGTTTGATAGTCTCCACGATCTTTCTGAAGAGATACCTCTTCAGGTCTCCA